TGATACACCTGGAACATCAGATTTTGCTTCATCTAGAGGTTCAAGATTTGATGAAGTTCATGTTGTTGTAATTGATGGAAAAGGAGCTGTAACAGGAAATGAAGGAACAGTTCTTGAAAAGCATCTCAATCTTTCAAAGGCAAAAGATGCTGAGTTCTCTGTAGGATCACCTTCATACTGGAGATCATACTTAGAAACTAATTCTGATTACATCTTTGGTGGAACAGGTTCTATTATTGGAATTACTACTACTGGATTTACAGGTGAGAATTATACTAAATTTACTGATGGTGGATGGGATCAGAATGCAGAAGGTGTCATATTTAATGCAGCTGGTAAACACAATCTTACCTTAAGTGGTGGTACAAATTATTCTGGAAAAACCGATTTAACTACTACTGGAGCACTTGATTCTGGACTAGATGATTTAATCGGTGGTTATAGTAAGTTTGAGAATGATACTACAGTAGATGTAGACTTCTTACTTATGGGTTCTGGAAAATATGGTGAAGATAAGACCAGAGCACTTGCAGAGAAGTTAATTGCTGTTGCGGTTGCATTTATTTCTCCATATAGAGGAGCAATGATATCTGATAATGGAAAGATAAGTGATGATCCTAGTACACATACAGCAAGTATTTTATCTGATGATAAAATTACTCAAAATGTAGTTGACTACTATAGCACAATATCATCTTCATCATATGCTGTATTCGATAGTGGGTACAAGTACATGTATGATAGATTTAACGATAAGTTCCGTTATGTTCCATTAAATGGTGATATTGCAGGAACTTGTGCAAGAACTGATATCAATGACTTCCCATGGTTCTCACCAGCAGGAACAGATAGAGGTGCTATTCTAAACGCAGTAAAACTTCCATACAATCCATCCAAATTACAAAGAGATTCACTTTATTCTAATAGAATAAACCCTGTAATCTTCTCACCTGGATCAGGAATTGTACTATTTGGTGATAAGACTGGATTTGCTAAGAGATCTGCATTTGATAGAATTAATGTTCGTAGATTATTCATCTACCTTGAAGATGCTATTTCTGCTGCTGCAAAAGATTTATTATTTGAATTCAACGACGAAATTACAAGGTCGAACTTCGTGAATATCGTTGAACCATTCCTCCGTGACGTGCAGGCTAAGAGAGGAATTCAAGATTATGTTGTAATTTGTGACGAAACAAATAACACTGCTGCAATCATTGATGCAAATGAATTCATTGCAGATATATACATCAAACCTGCAAGATCAATTAACTTCATTGGTCTAACATTTATTGCCACTAGAACTGGCGTTTCATTCGAAGAAGTAATCGGTAAAGTTTAATTAATTTAGAGGTTTAAAAAATGCCTTCACGTCAACAACAAAACACTATTCCATTAAGGAAAATTAGTGATTTTAAGAGCAGACTATCTGGTGGTGGTGCTAGACCGAATCTCTTTGAGGTTGAGCTAGCATTCCCAGATGCTGTATCCATAGCAAATGATGTTTTACAGAAGTCAAGATTTCTTGTAAAAGCTGCTGCTCTTCCAACATCAACCATTGCTCCAGTTGATATCCCATTTAGGGGTCGTATTTTGAAAGTTGCTGGTGACAGAACTTTCGAAACTTGGACAGTTACTGTTATCAACGATACTGACTTTGCAATTCGTTCTGCTTTTGAGAAGTGGATGAATGCAATCAACAAATTGGATGATGCCACTGGTCTCACAAATCCAGAGACATACCAGAAAGATGCTCAGGTTCATCAATTAGATAGAGATGGATCTGTTCTCAGATCTTACAAGTTCTGGGACATTTACCCAACTAATATTTCAACAATAGACCTAAGTTATGAAACAACTGATACTATTGAAGAATTTACAGTAGAATTCCAAGTTCACTGGTGGGAAGCATTCAAAGGTAATGGTCCAAATGCTGGTGGTGAAAATATCAGCTAAATAGTGCTATAATAGTAAGATAAAGCAATTATACGATGGCACGACTCTTTGGATTCTCCGTTGAGGATAAGGAAAAACAATCAAAATCTATAGTCTCACCCGTACCTCAAACTAATGAGGACGGGTCAGACTTTTATATTTCTAGTGGTTTTTACGGACAATACGTAGATATTGAAGGAGTATATAAAAACGAATTTGATTTAATTAGAAGATATCGTGAGATGGCACTACACCCTGAGTGTGATGGTGCCATTGAAGATGTTGTTAATGAAGCAATTGTTAGTGATTTGTATGACTCACCAGTTGAGATAGAATTAACAAACTTGAATGCAAGTGATAAATTAAAGAAGATTATTAGAGAAGAATTTAAAACTATCAAAGAGATATTAGATTTTGATAGAAAGGCACATGAGATATTTAAGAATTGGTATATTGATGGTAAATTAGCATATCTAAAAGTTATTGATCAAAAGCATCCTGAAGAGGGTATTAAGGATTTAAGATATATTGATTCATTAAAAATAAGATTTATTAGACAGGAAAAGAAAAAGAATAGGGATCAATATATCAATGTTGCTAGTAATAGGGATAATCCTGCATCTGCAATAAATCCAGAACTTGAAGAGTATTATCTATATACTCCAACACCTGCATATCCATCAAATGCAATAACTGGTGGTGGTGGAAGTAAAGGAGTTAAAATTGCAAAGGATTCGATAACATATTGTACTTCTGGGTTAATTGATAGAAATAAAGGAACGGTTCTTTCATATCTTAATAAAGCAAT